TACATCACCGGTGAGCTGAAGAAGGAAGAGTTCTTCGGCGTGTCCAAGCGGGTCACCACCCCGACCACGATCTACAAGAAGCAGAAGCTGGATCGTGACGACATGCTCGACATCACCGACTTCGATGTCGTCGCCTGGCTCAAGGGCGAGATGCGGATCATGCTCGACGAGGAGCTCGCTCGTGCAGTCCTCATCGGCGATGGCCGTGACGTGGCCCACGAGGACAAGATCAACGAGGGCAACATCCGTCCGGTGGCGAAAGACCACCAGCTCTACACCACGACGATCAGCGTCAACCTCGGTGACGCCAACTCGACGGTGCGGGAGATCATCGACGCGCTCATCCTGAACCGGCGCTTCTACAAGGGCACCGGTCTGCCGACGATGTACACGACGGAGAGCGTCATCGCTCAGTTCATGATCCTCAACGACGGAGACGGGCGTCGCCTGTACCGCTCGCTGGACGAGATCGCCGCTGAGCTGCGGGTCGCCGCCATCGTGCCGGTCGAGGTCATGGAGGAGGAGCCCGACATCGTGGCGATCCTCGTGAACCTCTCCGACTACGTGCTGGGTGCCGACAAGGGCGGCAACGTGTCGATGTTCGACGACTTCGACATCGACTACAACCAGTACAAGTACCTCATCGAGACCCGGGTCTCGGGCGCCCTGACCAAGCTGAAGAGCGCTCTCGTCGTCAAGTCGACGGCTTCGGGTGCGACTTCGGTCACGCCGAACGCTCCGACCTTCGATGGTGACTCGGTCACGATCGTGAACCAGACGGGTGTCGTCTACAAGGACGGTGCAGGAACCGTGGTCAACGCCGCAGGCTCGCCCTACGACGTGGAAGTTGGGGAGTCGATGACGGTGACGGCTGAGCCTGCCACCAACTACTACTTCCCGACGACCGCTGGCACGAACTGGACGTTCCGCAACCGCGGCTGATCCAAAGGAGTTCAGATGGCTCGTTTCTACGGACAGGTGGGGTATGGCGTAACTGTCGAATCTCCACCTGATTCCGGTGTGTGGATCGATCAAATCACCGAGATGTCATATTACGGTGACGTGGTCCGCAACACCAGGAAGTTGACCGAAGGGGAACAGCTTCACAGCGATATTTCAGTCGTTAACTCGATTAGCATTGTCGCTGATGAGTATGCCATCGAACACTTCTTCTTGATCAAGTACGTACGATGGGCTGGGGTGCTCTGGACCGTGACGAATGTCGAAGTCCGGAGCCCCCGTCTCATCCTGAGCCTGGGGAGTGTCTACAATGGGCCAACGGCTTGAGCTCCAGGCTCGCTTGGTTGAGATTCTTGGATCACCAAACGTCTACTTCCAGCCACCACCAACCGTGCAGATGAAGTATCCGGCGATTGTCTACAAGCGTGACAACACGGTTACTCAGTTTGCCGATGATGCTCCGTACGCACTGAAGAAGCGTTACCTGGTAACAGTGATCGCAGAAGATCCAGATGACGCCATTCATGAAGCGATCATGAAGATGCCTTTGTGTGTCTATGACCGCTTCTACACAGCAGACAACCTCAACCACGACGTCTTCCGACTCTTCTTCTAAGGAGAAGCAACATGCCAGCACTCGTTTGGGACACCATTGGCGAGCGGTTCTACGAAACCGGCGTCGATCATGGCGTTCTCTACATCCCGGACGCCACCGGCGTCTACGCCACGGGAGTCGCTTGGAACGGTCTCACGACCGTGACCGAGAGCCCCTCGGGAGCTGAGCCCACGGCTCAGTACGCCGACAACATCAAGTACCTCAACCTGTTCTCCGCCGAGGAGTTCGGGGCAACCATTGAGGCGTTCACCTACCCGGACGAGTTCGCTGCGTTCGACGGTCTCGTGAGCCCGGAGGTCGGCGTCGCCGTCGGCCAACAGGTCCGCAAGATCTTCGGCCTCTCGTACCGCACCCGGGTGGGCAACGACCTCGAGGGAGAGGACCACGGGTACAAGCTCCACCTCGTCTACGGGTGTCAGGCATCTCCCTCGGAGAAGGCCTACAACACCATCAACGACAGCCCCGAGGCCATCACCTTCAGCTGGGAGATCTCCACCACCCCAGTCCCGGTCACCGGCCTCCGCCCCACCTCCCTCATCGTCATCGACAGCCGGCTCGTCGATGCGGCCGACCTGACCGCCTTCGAGGAGACCATCTACGGCTCCGCAACGTTGGGGGCCAAGCTGCCAACCCCGGATGAGGTCATCGGGGCATTCAGTTCCGGAGCCTGACCAAGAAGACAGAGGAGCAGAGAGTGTTAACACTAGTACTTTCTGGTGAAGAAGTGTTCAATGAAGAGACGTCGGAGTTCTCGACGGTTGGGGACTTTGTTCTACACATCGAACACTCTCTGCTCTCTCTGTCAAAATGGGAGTCGAAATTTGAGAAGCCCTTCTTGGGCACAGAAACCAAAAGTCCAGAGGAGCTCCTTTGGTACATAAGGTTCATGATTCTCAACTCAGAAGTTCCTGAAGACATCTGGGATCGACTCACCAAGAAGAACATCGAAGAGATCAATGCCTACATTGAGTCCAAACAGACGGCAACCACGTTTGGGCGGCTGCCAGAAGCTAGACGTGGTAGGCAAGAGGTCATCACATCAGAGTTGATCTACTACTGGATGGTCGCCTTCACCATTCCGTTTGAGTGCGAAACGTGGCATCTCAACAGACTCTTCTCTTTGATCCGCATCTGCAACATCAAACAGCAGAAGCCGACGAAGATGTCGAGAGGAGAGATTGCTAGGCGCAACAGAGATCTAAACGCAGAGCGAAGGGCAAAGTACAACACATCCGGCTAGGAGGTTCTATGCCAATCCTCGTTTGGGACCAATTGGAAGATCGACTCTTCGAGGCAGGCATCGACAAGGGAGTTCTGTACTTCCCGGATGGCGGTGGTGTTGCTTGGAACGGTCTCACGTCAGTCGACGTTGAGAATGATACGTCCCTCGAATCGGTCTACTACGATGGTGTCAAGTTCAATGACATCATCATTGCTGGCGATTTCGCCGCAAATCTCAGAGCTTTCACTTACCCAGACGAATTCCTCGAGTACGAAGGAGTTGCCGAGGAGCAAGCAGGGCTCTACATCGCCGAACAGCCACAGAAGTTGTTCCACATGTCGTATCAGACGAGAACTCGTGATCCTCAGGGTAACGAGTGGTTCAAGATCCACATGTTGTGGAATCTGACGGCGATCCCATCAACCAGGTCGTACAAGACACTCTCGATGGAGGCTGAACCATCAGAGTTTGAGTGGTCAATCACGTCTGTACCAGAGCCTGTCGACAACTATCGCCCCACCGCACACGTCATATTGGACAGCCGCAAGATGGACGTGTGGCTGATGGAGGATATTCAGACAATCCTCTATGGCGGGCCGGAAGAAGACCAGGTTCCGACGATGCCCTCTCTCAAGGGCTTCATCAGCTATATTCGCAAGTGGGACCGCATGATCATCACCGATCATGGCGATGGCACTTGGTCTGCTGAGACAGCACGTGAAGGTTACATCATCATGGTGGACGAGACGGAATTCCAGATCAACAACGCCAACGCCATATATTTGGACCCGGAGACGTACGAGATCAGCAGCAGCGACAAGAACGAGGAGGACATCAACTGATGGCAACCGTAACAGGATTCACCGCCGAGCGGATGCTCGAAATCGAAGAGACCACCATCGTTGACGGAGACGTCGTTGGCAATGATCTCATCCTCAAGATGCGGAACAACACGCCGATCAACGCTGGGAACGTCCGTGGACCTCAGGGTATTCAAGGACCGATGGGTGAGGTCACGACGGCACAGATGGATGCCGCAATCGCAGCTGCAATTGCAACAGTTCAAGCAGCCAACGCAGTGACAGAGACGATGATTGCAGCCAATGCGGTCACAACCACCAAGATCAAGGATCTGAATGTCACGACAGCGAAACTTGCCGACAAGAGCGTGACGGCTGCGAAGATCGCAGACAACACGATCACCGGTGCTCAAATCGCAACAGACACAATCACCGCATCTGAGCTTGCTGCTGGTGCTGTGACGTCTTCGGAACTTGGTGTTGGGGCGGTGACGGCAGGAAAGATCGCTGCTGGAGCAATCGTCAATGCTGATCTGGCTGCTGGTGCAGTTGGCGCTGGGAAGATTGCTGCTGGTGCTGTTGGTAACGCAGAACTTGCTGCAAGCGCAGTCACCGATGCGAAGATCACGGCTGCCACCATCACCGGAGCGAAGCTTGCGTCGAAGACTGTTACTGCAGCTCAGATCGCTGACAACACGATCACTGCAGCACAGATTGCAGCGGATGCCATCGGTGCCTCTGAGCTCGCCGCAAGCGCTGTGACGGCAACGGAACTCGCGTCCAGCGCAGTGACCAACGCCAAGATCGCAGCCGATGCGGTGACGTACGACAAGGTGGCGTTCATATTCGTCCAAGCCTCAGCGCCTACCGGCATCACTGGGGGGATTTGGATCGATACCTGATGTCGATTCTCAAGTACTGGTCTGGTTCCGCTTGGACCTTAGT